ATAATCTTACTATGAAGGGTAAGAAATATAAAGAAATAGAATTTGAAACATTGGGTGTTGATAATAGTAGAAAGATGATTACATTGAGAATTTTAGCACCAAAGAAATTATTCGGTATTGAGACACCCGTAAAATTTTCAACATTACGAAGAGGCCCCTTTACAAAAACCGACACAAAGAAAAAAATAAAAGAGATAGCAGTCCGTAAGAAACCAAAGAAATTTAAAGATATTTATAACGCTCTTCCTATTGATTTAAAGAAGAGGGTTTATAATCTTAAGAACTATGACCAACGAAGAGATGCTCATCCAGAAGGTAATGTTTTAAAACATACTATAGCAGTTACAAATAGAGCACTAAGAACTGGTGATATAGACTTCGCACTTGCTGCATTATTCCACGATATAGGTAAAGATTCAACGGCAAAAATACATCCAAAGAAAGGTTTTTGGACACATCATGGACATGAGCATGTTTCTGCTAAACTCGTACTAAAGTACAAAAAATGGATAAAATCACAAGGTGGAAATGTGTTGGATATTTACTATATCGTAAAACAACATATGAGAATGAAAGTTTTTGATAAGATGAAGTGGACTAAACAAAAAAAATTAAGTCAGTTTAGAGCGTTTCCAAAACTAAAAAAGTTCGCAACAACTATGGATAAAGGTGGTAGAGGAATAAACGATTCTATACAAGTTGAGGGATTTGAGTTACCACTTGAAATTGGTGATACCGTTTTAATGGGAAAATTTAAAAATAAGAAAGTAGTAATTAAAACTATACAGATGAATGATAAAGGAGATTTAGAAATAAACGGAAAATCGGCATCTAAGTTTAGGATACTAAACAAAATCAAAGAAAGTACTTCAGTTGGTGGTGGATTTTCAGCGGATGCTGGGGAACCAGATACGATGTTTATTAGAAAAGGAGAAAAACGAGAACTTGGTACTTTAACTGGAAAACCAGAATTATGGTTTGACAATGGTGGATATAAACAAGTAGATTTTCCAGTAGCAGATGATATATTTGGTACAAAGGGTGGTGGAGAACAATATACAGCAAACTATAAAGTTACTGATTTGGGAGCAACTGAAGATTATGACTATAGTTATGAAGAAAGTGAAGGATACATTGAGATAGATAAACTAACTGAATCTCTACTACAAGAAAGAATAGATTACTTAGATATCTCAACTGAGATAGTAAAAGCATATAATTTAAAATCAAAAGTTAAATTTGCTACAGGAAGTACATTAGCAGAGTATGTCCCAGAAACAGATACAATATATCTTAGAAGGTCATATCCAAGTGTAAAAGAATTTCTTATAACTATTTTACATGAAATTAAACATGCTCTTGATGCAAGACAACTTGGTGTAAAGAAGTTTATGAAAAAATACACTCAAGCAGGAACAATGGCTACATACAAAGGATTAGACCCACATGATAATAATAAATGGGAAGAGAGAGCCGAAAGGTGGGCAAAATACGAATTTAAAAGGATAAAAAATAAATTTAATCTTTGAAGAATTTAGTTGATATATATATATATTAGGAAAAGGTTTATTTTATGCTAAGTCGTTCAAGAAAAGCAAAAGGTCGTGTATTACAAAACAAGGTTAGAGAAGTTTTATTAGAAAACTTTGAAGAACTTGAACCCGATGATATCAAAACAGCAGTAATGGGAGAGTCTGGAGAAGATATACATATGTCACCAGCAGCAAGAAGGTTGATACCATTAAGTATTGAGTGTAAAAATCAAGAATCACTTAATATATGGAAATCACACGAACAAGCAGAAGAGAATTGTGGTGACCATACACCATGTGTAGTATTTAAAAGAAATAGGTCTAAAACTTATATCTCATTAGAATTTGATAAATTTATAGAAATATTAAAAGGTAACTGATTGCAATTAATTAATCTTTTAGAATCTGTAATGGGTATTTCCAAGATTCTTAAGAAAGGAGAACACGCATTTTATTGTCCTTTCTGTAACCATTACAAGAAAAAACTTCAAGTAAACATACTATCACAAAAGTGGAGATGTTGGGTATGTGATAAAAAAGGTGGTAGTGTATTTTCTCTATTTCGTTTACTAAATGTTAGTAACGATAAAATGAAAAAACTTGATGAGTTTAAGAATGACTATATTGGAAAAAAATCATATACACAGAAAAAAGATGTTGTACAACTTCCCAATGAATTTAAACCATTGTGGAAATTATCTAATACACCAGAATATAAGAATGCTTTACATTATTTAAAAGGAAGAACCATTGATATAATAGATATTCGTAGATATAACATTGGGTATTGTGAGAATGGAGATTATGGTGGGATGATAATTATACCATCATATGACTTATATGGTACATTAAACTTTTTTACTGGTAGAAGTTATTATAAAGACTCATATATGAAACATAAAAATCCACCAGTAACAAAAGATATAATCGGATTTGAAAATATGATAAATTGGAAAATACCGATAACAATAGTAGAGGGTGCTTTTGACGCTATTACGGTTCGTAGAAATTGTATTCCTTTATATGGTAAAGTTATAATGAATAACTTAAAAAAGATGATATTACAAAAAGGTGTAAAAAAAATAAATTTAGCGTTAGACCCCGATGCAATAAAAAACACATTACAAACTGCTGAATACTTAATGAACGAGGGGGTAGAAGTAGTAGTTGTTCCATTAGAAGAAAAAGACCCAAATGATATGGGTAGAAATGATTTTTATAACTTAGTAAGAAACACAAACCAACTTGACTTATCAAGTCTTGTTAAACTAAAATTCTCAATATGATAAAATTACCAATAGAAAAAGTAGACAGAATATATCACCTATCAGACATACATATTAGAAATGTCAAGAGACATAAAGAATATAGAAGTGTCTTTGAAAAAGTATACAAAGAAATAGATAAGAATAAAGAAAATTCTGTAATATATTTAGGTGGAGATATAGTTCATGCTAAATTAGATATGTCTCCAGAGTTGATAGACCTAACCTCTGAGTTTTTTACAGAATTAGCAAATCTATGTCCTCTTCTTGTTTTACCAGGAAATCACGATTGTAATCTAAACAATAAACATAGATTAGATGCTCTAAGTCCAATTATAAAAGCGTTAGACAATCCAAATATTCATTACATAAAAGATTCTGGAGTATATCAAATTGGAGATGTTGGTTTTAGTGTGATGAGTGTTTTTGAAGAAGCAGACTCGTATGTAAAAGCAAGTGAATATGATTCTAAAACAAAAATAGCATTGTATCATGGGTCAGTATTTGGTTCACAGACAGACTTTGGTTTCATACTACCTAATTCAGATATTGATAAGGATATATTTGATGGATTTGATATGGTGTTATTAGGAGACATACATAAAAGACAATACCTTAACGATGAAAAGACTATTGCATATCCAGGTTCATTGATACAACAAAATCATGGAGAAGATTTTGGTAAAGGATTTTTAGTATGGGATGTAGAGAAGAGAAAATCTAAATTTGTTAATGTACCTAATGATTATGGTTACTATACTATGAATGTTGTAAATGGACATATACCACCATTAGATGATTTACCAAAATATCCAAGACTTAGGGTTAAGTTTGAAAAAACAAGTACGGCAGATATTAAAAAACTAATAGCAGTTATAAAACAAAAAGCAAAAATAAAAGAATTTGGTGTAATAAGAACAGACAAACTTAGTCAGATAGGACAAAACTCAACTCTATCTAAAATAAACCTTGGTAACATAAGAGATACAATATATCAGAATAAACTAATTGTTGATTACTTAGAACAAAAGTTTAATGTGTTAGATGATGATACTTTAAGAAGAGTTTGTAAGATAAACGAAGAATTAAATCTAAAACTACCTAATGTTGAGGTTGGTAGGAATATAAGTTGGAAACCAAAGAAGTTTGAATTTAATAATATGTTCAGTTATGGAGAAGATAATGTAGTTGATTTTTCTAACATGATTGGTAGTATGGGTTTATTTGCAAGTAACGCAAGTGGTAAGTCTTCATTGTTAGATGCTTTAACATATTGTGTTTTTGACAAATGTGCAAGAACATTTAAAGCAGTAAACATAATGAATACTGATAAAACTACATTTAAATGTAAGTTTAATTTTGAAATAGATGGTGTTGATTACTTTATTGAGAGAAGAGCAAAAAAGAACAAGAAAGGTCAAGTAAAGGTTGATGTTGATTTTTGGAGTGAGATTGGAGGAAAAGTAAAAAACCTAAACGGAGAACAAAGACGAGAAACAAATAAAAGTATATGTTCTTACATTGGTTCTTATGAAGACTTTATCTTAACTGCTATGTCTTTACAAAACAACAATACTGGATTTATTGATAAAAGTCAAGCAGAAAAGAAAGACACATTAGCACAATTTTTAGATATTGGATTGTTTGATGAATTATGGAAATTATCTAATGAAGAGTCAAACGAAGTGTCGTCTGTAATAAGAGATTTAGAGAAACAAGACTTCTCATCTTCAATAGTTGATTTAAACAAAGAATTAAAAGAATTAAATAAACTTGATAAAGATAAAGATAAAGAAGTTCGTGGTTATAAAAAACAAAGAGATGGGTATCTAAGTGAAATAAAAAAGATATCTAAAAAGATAGTTAAGGTTCCAATAGATGGGGTTTCCTTTGATGAGTTGACAGATAAAAAACGACTTTTAGTAAATAGTCAAGATTCAATTAGTTTAGAGTTACACTCTATGGTAGAAAGTAAAGAAACTATACAGAAAAAAGTATCGGATATACAAACAAAAATAAACACATTTGATGCAGAAAAAATAAACAACTCTCTGGAAAGATATGGGTTTTTACAAAGCAGCATAACTGATATAAATAATAATATAAATATTACTGATGTAAAGTTAAACAATCTATTTGATAGTAAAGAGGATTTAAATAAATGGAATCCAAACTTAGATTGTGATTCTTGTGTTAGTAATCCTTTATACATAAAAGGTGTAGAGATTGATGAAGAAATTGACAAAGAAGAAGAACATAAAGACTCTTTTGAGAAACAAAAGATAGATATGTCAGAAGAGATGGCTAACTTAGAAAAAGTTATATTAGAGTCTAAAGAGTTAGACGAACTATCTGAAACATATACACATGAAACCCAACAATTAGAAGTTTTAATATTTGACTTAGATAAAAAGAACTATTCATTTGAAAAATTAGTTGATGAGATAGAAGAAGTTGAGAAGAAAATAGAAATCTATCGTAAAAACTCCGAACAAATAAGAAAGAACCAAGATATAAGAGCACAAGTAAAAGTGTTGGAGTATGGTCTTGATGCCGAGAATAGAAGACTAAATAGATGTCAAGAAGAGTTAACTACGATTAAGACAAGTGTAGCAGTATGTGAAAATAAGATACAAACGATAAAAGATTCTATTGAAAGGTTACAAGACTTACAAGATGACTATTCTGCATACGAGTATTACATGGAAGCAGTTAAAAGAAATGGTGTTCCATATGAATTAATATCAAGTGTTCTACCAGTATTGGAAAATGAAGTCAATAGTATCCTATCACAGATAGTAGAATTTAATTTAAAGTTTGAAGTTGATGGTAAAAATATAAATACATTTATTGACTATGAAAATGGTAGATGGCCTCTTGAAATGACAAGTGGTATGGAAAAGTTTGTTTCTTCACTTGCAATAAGAACTTCTTTAATTGGTATTTCAAACTTACCAAGACCTAATTTTCTTGCTATAGACGAGGGATTTGGTAACTTAGATTCTGATAATCTAAACTCCATGTTTATGTTATTTGATTACTTAAAATCAACCTTTGATTTCATATTAATTATATCACACCTTGATTCAATGAGAGATATAATGGATACTCTTATTAATATAAACAAAGTAAATTCATTTAGCAAAGTTACTTACGAGAGTTAGACCTAAGAACATTCTTTGATACTGGTTTATAGTCATTTTTCTTTTCAACAAGAAGACTTGTAATCAAACCAGATAAACTTGTATAATTCATTTTAGAATATTGTGACGCCCATGTCCAAATGTCATCGGGGATAGTTATATTTATTCGTTTCTTCATACACACTCCTTACACATAATGTAGTTATTTTATAATAAGTATTTAGTTAGGTAGATATTTATAGTTATATTACTGGAGATATTGTTGATTATAAAAGAAAATGAATACCAAGGACTTCAAGAGTTTGATGTCCTCATAGAAGATTCAAACCCAAACTCTGATTACTTTCAAGTAACTGAATTTCCAGAAACTATACCTGGTGGAAAATCGTTCTTTAAATTGTCAGCAGCAGCGGGATTACTACGCCCCGAATCGGAGATACGAGTAGAAATACTTGATGAATCTGGTCAAGTAATCTATACTGAGTATCCAGAATTTGTAGATGAGTCTGATAGAAGAATTATCTCTATATATGTCTATGATAATATACCACCTGGTATAGCAACCGTTACAATATTGGGTGAAGCACAAAGTTTTATAGATGGAACTCAAGTACCAGTAGATTGGGTAGGTACATTTAATGTTAGATGGCAAAGAACACTTAATGTAGAGCCATTTAAGAAGAATAACTTTCCAATTCTTTTTGAAAGAGACCCATCAATACAAGTAGAGGAGATAGTAAAACCATATCTTGAAAGAGTAGTACCATCTGGTAGTAGTGTGACTACAACTGGAACATCAAACAATGCCGTATTTAAATTAAGTCTTGAGACTGCTGGTGAAGGTAATTTTTATCTTGTTAGTAATGGTGGATTTAAATTTGAAAATGAAATGATAAATTCAGCAGTAACCTTTAGTGCATTAACAAATCCTACATTTAATAAAAAGACATTTCCACAGACTTTTGGAAACGGACCAGATGCATTTGTTATTGATAGTGCAGAAGTTCCTTACTTTGCTCAAATTAAAGATATAATAAATGATTCAAGGGTACTTGTTAGTAATCCATTTAGTATAAAATCAGAATTTAGTAAAACTGGAAGAGATAAATCACCATTTGATAAAGAATTTGATGATAAATTTAAAGATAGTGGACACTTCGCATTTGATGCGAGTGATTTTTCAATATCATTTAGAAAGAAACCTACATTTACACAGACACAAAACTTAAGGTCTTTTGCAAAAATAAAACTCAATGATTTAAATACATTCTCTGGAGACATCCATCATATAAAAACTTTTATGACTTCACAAGGTTCTGTTGGTGGTTTTGAATTAGTAGATGAAACCGTATTAGAAGCAAGTGAGTTGTTAATAAATGAAAATTCCATTGATTTAAAAGAACCAATTGGAGAATTTTTTAGTCAAGCTATAATAGATGATAATTGGATTGTATCGTCTTCTAATACTGCGATAAATGAATTTACCGCATCTCGTGAAACATCAAACTTAAATAATTCAGTATTTCTTTCTGGTTCAATTAGAAATCATAGTGGTAGTGTTACTTTTACACCACAGAGTGATATTAATTTTGCTACAAATGGTGATTATGAGATAACTTTTAAATCTTTTGTTGATGATGACCCTAATAGTGTTGATAATGGAAATATTGTAGATGTATATTTAACTGGTTCAAGTTTCTTTTCGTCTTCAGCATATGAAGAACCATATGGTTTAAAAATTTCTACTCTTGAAAGTAGTGGTTCTAAATATTTAGGAAGGTCAGATATAGATTTTACTACAAGTGAAACTGGAAATGGAAAAATATTATTTCATGTAAAGAAAGGTTTGTGGAGATTTTCCGATATAAGTATTCGTTCAGTAAAAGAGTCTGGTTTTAATCCAGCTACAACAACATTATACATTCCAATACCAACTGAAGCACAAGACGATGTGTTGGACTTTGAATTTAAATTTTATGATAATGACAATAACGAAGCATCGGCAAGTTTTCAAAAATTAGACAATGATTTTGCAGGTGGTAATACATTTATTGGTGGTGGTTCAAACTTAGTTACTGGTTCTGTATTTATTGGAAATTCAACTGGTTCTGGTATGGAAATGGCAGGAATAAATTCAGCATTTATGCGTTCGGTTGGTTATGAAGGATTTATTAGTGCATCAGCAGGAAGTGGTAGACCAGGATTTATGTTTTATAGTGGTTCTGTATTGCCTAATAGTGGAGATAACTATGATGGTGTCGGTTTTGAATTAAACGATGGAATAAGTGGGTCTATGGTCTTCAGAACAGATACGGGTGTATTTGATGTAAAAACTCCATCTTTCTTTTTAGGTTCTAACAATCAATTTGTTAGTGGTGCACTTGGTAACATAGAAATAAGTTCTTCAAACTTTCATTTAGATGCTAATGGTGATGTCACAATGCAAGGTACTATTACTGCTACAGCAGGAGATATTGCAGGGTGGTCAGTAGAATCTGATAAAATAGCAAAAAATGGAGTGGAATTAAATTCTGCTGAAAGTGGTCTTCGTGTTGTTAATTCAACGGGAAGAGAAGTTGTTTATGTAGGTTCAAGAAGTCTACAAGAGGTTACTGGGTCAGCAACAACATCTTCATTTAATGGTAGTTTTGAAATAGCAACATTTAATAGTAGTCAAAGTGGGGGTGGGATGATACTTAGTAGTAGTAATCAAATTAGTGGATGGACAATGAATTTTACTGGGTCAGCAGGTGCAATAAAAATAGAATCAAATACTACTTATCCAAGTGCTTCTTTTATAGCAGTTGATGGTGATAATGCAATCGTAGTAGTTAATCCTCCAGGGGTATCAACATAATGGCAAAACGGTTTAAAGAGTTAAGAGCAAAATTCGGAAAGGTCACTGGATTTCCATCAGACCCAAGATTAGACCCGTTCAGAAAAACACCTTCTGGAACAGAGACTTACCAAACTGGTAGTTTCTTCATAGAACAGATAGCTACTGGAAGTTTTTCAGGTGGAAACTCTATCTATGTTTCTTTTTATGCAGCAGGTGGTAGAGCAGGTGTTGATACATATTGGAGAATGTATTCACTTGATAATTCTGGTTCTATTCAAGCATTTGATGAAAATAAATTATTATATCCAAAAGCAAAAGGTGTAGCAACATCTGCAGATGATTATGCAGAAATTGGACCAGGTGGTTATTGGGAATCTTTTGGTATTGGTGAAGGGTATGGTAAAAAATACTTTTCAGCACCATTAGCAGAAGATATACAAGGTGTAGTATTACAAATAAGTGGTAGTATTGGAAGAGATATAACCGCAAGTACTGGGTCAACACCAAGAACAGAATTATTTTTTGATGATTTTGTTATAACAGAAGAATCAAGGAAAGTTGAAGTTACACCAGATGGTATATTAATCTATTCAAATCCAGATTCATATGTAAAACTTGATTCAACTGGTCTAACTATAAAAGCAGAAGATTTACAAGTTAATGCGTTAGAAGCAGGTGATATAACTGCTCAAGGTAATCTTGATACAAAAGGTGATACTAATGTAGCAACAATAGCAGGAGCGGCGGATGGTGAAGATGGTGAAGATGGTGAAGATGGTACGAGTGGTACAAGTGGTACGAGTGGTTCAAGTGGAACTACGGGTGGTGTAGGTCAAACTGGTGGAGTTGGACAGACTGGACAAGTAGGTAATACTGGTGGAGCAGGTCAAACTGGTGGTGTAGGTAAAACTGGTGGTGTAGGTAATACAGGAGCAGCAGGTAATACTGGTGGAGTTGGTCAAACTGGCCAAGTAGGTAATACTGGTGGAGTAGGAAATACTGGAGCGGCAGGTCAAACTGGTCAAGTTGGTCAAACGGGTGGTGTAGGTAATACTGGAGCGGCAGGACAGACTGGTGGAGTTGGTCAAACTGGTCAAGTAGGTCAAACTGGTGGAACTGGTGGTGTAGGTGTTACTGGTGGTGTTGGTAAAACTGGTGGTACTGGTGGTACTGGTGGTGTCGGAGTAACTGGTGGTGTTGGTCAAACTGGTGGAGTTGGTCAGACTGGACAAGTCGGTAATACTGGTGGTGTTGGTAAAACTGGTGGTGTCGGTAAAACTGGAGGTGTTGGTAATACTGGTGATGTTGGTAATACTGGTGGAGTAGGTCAAACTGGTCAAGTCGGTCAAACTGGTGGAACTGGTGGTGTTGGTAAAACTGGTGGTACTGGTGGTGTAGGTGTTACTGGTGGTGTTGGTAAAACTGGTGGAGTTGGTGTAACTGGTGGTGTCGGTATAACTGGTGGTGTTGGTCAAACTGGTCAAGTAGGTCAAACTGGTGGTACTGGTGGTGTCGGTGATACTGGTGGTACTGGTGGTACTGGTGGTACTGGTGATACTGGTAATACTGGTGGTGTCGGTAAAACTGGTGGTGTTGGTAATACTGGTGATGTTGGAAATACTGGTGGTGTTGGAAATACTGGTGGAGTTGGTCAAACTGGTCAAGTAGGTAATACTGGTGGAGTTGGTAATACTGGTGCGGTAGGACAGACTGGTGGAGTCGGTCAAACTGGTCAAGTAGGTAATACTGGTGGAGCGGGTAATACTGGTGGTGTCGGTAAAACTGGTGGTACTGGTGGTACTGGTGATACTGGTAATACTGGTGGAGCGGGTAATACTGGTGGTGTCGGTAAAACTGGTGGAGTTGGAAATACGGGTGCAGCAGGTCAGACTGGTCAAGTAGGACAGACTGGTGGAGTTGGTCAAACTGGTCAAGTAGGTAATACTGGTGGAGCAGGTAATACTGGTGGAGTTGGTAAAACTGGTGGGACTGGTGGAGTTGGTAATACTGGTGGAGCGGGTAATACTGGTGGAGTCGGTCAAACTGGTCAAGTAGGTAATACTGGTGGTGTTGGTAATACTGGTGGAGTTGGTCAAACTGGACAAGCAGGTGAACCAGGAGCGTCATTTGATGGTACGGATGGTAGATTTATCATGGCAGATGATTCAGATGCAAGTAATGTAGATGACCAATTTGCAATAAATGGTACTGAATCTGGACTATCAATGGATACATCTACTGGTGTAGTAGGATTATTTGGAAGTGCATCTTTCGCAGGTTTTGACACAGATTCTATTTCTGTAGATGTACTTAGAAGTGTGAAATCTTCTGCTGATACGGATACTTTACACCCAAACGATATAAGTTTTTTTATTAGTGGTTCACCAAGTGGTAATAACTCAGACAGAAGTAATATGTTTATTTCAGCAAGTGGATTTGTTGTTACTGCTGATGGTAATGTTACAGCGTCAAATATAGATTTAAGTGGTGGATTAGCAGCAACCTTTGGTTTCTTTTCAGACAGAATGAGTGTGGGTGGAACTCAAGATGTTCCTAATGTTATTATATCAGCAAGTGGTGAAATATCATCTTCTGGATTTTTTGTAGATTCTCTTGGTAATGTTACCGCTTCAAACATGAAATTGGCAAACACATTAGAGTCTGAAAATGTAGTATCTAATTTTGGATTCTTTGGAAGTGCTTTAGAAGTTGGTGGTACACAAGGAAGTCCAAATGTGTTGATAAGTGGTAGTGGTATCATATCTTCTTCTGGATTCTTCGTTGATACAGATGGTAATGTAACTGCATCAAATATGAAACTACAAAACGAATTATCAGCAGAATCTATTGTATCTAACTTTGGTTTCTTTGGTGATAGTCTTGAAGTAGGTGGTACAAGAAATAATCCGAATGTATTGATTAGTGGTAGTGGAGTTGTTTCTTCATCTAACTTTTTTATAGATGAACTTGGTAATGTAACTGCTTCAAATATGAAACTTCAAAATGAGTTAGAAGCAGAATCAGTTGTATCTAACTTTGGATTTTTTGGAGACTCATTAGAAGTTGGTGGTACAAAGGGAAGTCCAAATGTATTAATTAGTGGTAGTGGAATTATATCTTCATCTGGATTTTTTGTTGATGCAGTAGGAAATGTAACTGCTTCAAATATGAAACTTCAAGGTGGTTTAGAATCAGAAACCGTTGTATCTAACTTTGGTTTCTTTGGAACAAAATTAGAAATTGGTGGAGCAAGAGATGCTCCAAGAATCAAAATAGGTCAATTATTAGACCATGAAGATGCTGATGGTAATGCTAAATTTGGAATAGCAGGTTTTACTGGTAACTCTGGTTCATCGGGTGTAACTGAAGTATTTAAACTTGGAGAAGATGGTAATGAAATAGCAGGTTGGACGATGACAACCTCCAGTATATCTAATGGTCAAGTTGAATTAAGTTCAGCACTTCCAGGGTTGACTATTGACAATGAGTTTGGTAGAGAAACCGTAATGATTGCATCTGGTTCTTTTACAGATACGAGTGGTGGAGACAATGAAGTAAGTAATCAAAGTTTTGAAACTGGAACAACAAATAACGCTGGAGCAGAACCAAGAGGTGGTCAGAATGTAGGAAGTATACCAAATAATTGGGTATTTCATAGTGGTTCGGTTGGTGATGGTTCACCAGCAGACAATCCGATAGGAACTCCAGTATCATCGTCATTGACTAACAGAAGTAACTATAGTACAAATGGTGCTTTCAAAAATAGTAATACATTTGATATCTTTGTAGAAGAATCTGATTTTGCTCAGATGAAACCATTATCATATTCTCTTCATCAAGAAGTATCCGTTAATGTAGATGAGGGTAAAACGGTATTCGCATCTATACAGAGTAAATTATCTCACTCATTGGCAGGTGCAGGAACAACAAGAAGTATGTCAGACCAATTTATTTCCTTGTTCTACTTAACTGGTTCTTTAGCAAGCCCATCGTCTTCTTATGTTAAGTTTGCTCCAGCAGCGGATAGTGACTTTAGTAGTTTACCAGGAAAGACATTTAAACCAGGTACAAGTGATACGAAAGTAAGTGTAACCGCAGCAATTCCTAAGAAGACTTCCAAGTTATTGTTTGTTGTTAGTGGTTCGTTAACACGAGACCAAACACTTGGTGCAAATACCACTTACACAGAAATACAATATGATGATGCAAAATTAAGTGTAAACGAAGCAAGAATTGAAGTTATACCAGAAGGTATTTTAATATACGCATCACCAAATAACTTTTTAAAACTAACAAGAGATGGATTGGAGTTATCGGGTGCAAAAATAGAAGCAGACCAAATAACAGCACAAACTTTATCAGCAGTTACCTCGGTAACTACTGGTGAATCTGAAGGAGCGAGTGGTGCAGATGGTGATGATGGTACAAGTGGAACGAGTGGAACAAGTGGTTCAAGTGGAACTACTGGTGGAGTTGGTAATACTGGTGGAGTCGGTAAAACTGGTGGTACTGGTGGTGTAGGTGTTACTGGTGGTGTCGGTGTTACTGGTGGAGTTGGTGTAACTGGTGGAGTTGGTAATACTGGTGGAGTTGGTAAAACTGGTGGTACTGGTGGTGTCGGTGTTACTGGTGGAGTCGGTGTTACTGGTCAACAAGGTCAAACTGGTGGTGTCGGTGTTACTGGTGGAGTTGGAAATACTGGTGGTGTTGGCAAAACTGGTGGTACTGGTGGAGTTGGTGTAACTGGTGGTGTCGGTGTAACTGGTGGTGTTGGTCAAACTGGTCAAGTCGGAGTAACTGGTGGTGTAGGTGTTACTGGTGGAGTAGGTAAGACTGGTGGTACGGGTGGTGTAGGTGTAACTGGTGGTGTCGGTGTAACTGGTGGAGTTGGTCAAACTGGTCAAGTCGGTCAAACTGGAGGAGTTGGTGTAACTGGTGGAGTTGGTGTAACTGGTGGAGTCGGTAAGACTGGGGGAGTCGGTAAAACTGGTGGTACTGGTGGAGTTGGTGTTACTGGTGGAGTTGGTGTTACTGGTGGAGTTGGTAATACTGGTGGTGTTGGTAAAACTGGTGGTACTGGTGGTGTTGGTGTTACTGGTGGAGTTGGTCAAACTGGTCAAGTCGGTCAAACTGGTGGAGTTGGTGTAACTGGTGGTGTCGGTGTTACTGGTGGAGTCGGTAAGACTGGTGGAGTTGGTAAAACTGGTGGTACTGGTGGAGTCGGTGTTACTGGTGGAGTTGGTGTTACTGGTGGAGTTGGAAATACTGGTGGTGTTGGTAAGACTGGTGGTACTGGTGGAGTTGGTGTTACTGGTGGTGTCGGTGTTACTGGTCAAGTTGGTCAAACTGGTGGTGTCGGTAAAACTGGTGGTACTGGTGGTGTTGGTCAAACTGGTGGTGTAGGTCAAACTGGTGGAGTTGGTGTAACTGGTGGAGTTGGTGTTACTGGTCAAGTTGGTCAAACTGGTGGTACTGGTGGAGTTGGTGTTACTGGTCAAGTTGGTCAAACTGGTGGTACTGGTGGTGTTGGAACAACTGGTGGAGTTGGTCAGACTGGTGGAACTGGTGGTGTAGGTACAACTGGTGGAGTTGGTCAGACTGGTCAAACTGGTGGTGTAGGTACAACTGGTGGAGTTGGTCAGACTGGTGGAACTGGTGGTGTAGGTACAACTGGTGGAAGTGGTGGAGTCGGTCAAACTGGTCAAGTTGGTCAAACTGGTCAAGTTGGTCAAACTGGTGGTGTTGGTCAAACTGGTGGTACTGGTGGTGAAGGTACAACTGGTGGAAGTGGTGGAGTCGGTCAAACTGGTCAAGTTGGTCAAACTGGTGGAGTTGGTCAGACTGGTCAAGTTGGTCAAACTGGTGGTGAAGGTACAACTGGTGGAAGTGGTGGACAAGGAGCAGTAGGTAATACTGGAGGACCAGGTTCTTCATTTAGTTCTACCGCTAATGGTAGATTTGTAATGGTTGATTCAACTACTCAATCAGATTTAAATACTGCAAGAACGGTATCAACAACTGCATCTGGACTAAGTATAGGAGATGATGGAGTAGTTGGATTATTTGGTAACGCAACATTCGCAGGATTTGATACAGACTCAATATCAGTTGATGTATTACAAAGTGTCAAAGATGGAGCATCAACTAATGTGGCTCCAGATGATGTAAGTTTCTTTATTAGTGGTTCTCCAAGTGGTGATAATGCAACAAGAACTAATATGTTTATATCAGCAAGTGGGTTTATTATCACTGGTGATGGTAATGTTACTGCATCTAATATTGACTTAAGTGGTGGGTTAGCAGCAGAAGGTATTACGGCAACATTTGGTTTCTTTGGTGATAAGTTAGCGGTAGGTGGAACAGAGGATGTTCCTAATGTAATAATTTCTGCAAGTGGTGAGTTCTCATCTTCTAACTTTCTTGTTGACGCAGCAGGTAATGTAACTGCATCTAACATGAAACTACAAGGTGGATTGGATGCAGAGTCAGTAGCAGCAAACTATGGTTTCTTTGGAAATAAATTAGAAGTTGGTGGAACAAAAGGAAGTCCAAGGATATCAATAGGTTTAACTGATGGAGCTGCTGGAGCATCAACACAAAAATATGGTATACGAGGATTTTCAGATGATGGTAGTACCAGAGTATTTGAAATATCTGAAACAAGAAATGAAATAGCAGGTTGGACACTAAGTGAAACTGCAATAACTAAAGACCAGACAATTATTAACTCAAGTGCAACAGATGGGTTTGGTTCAACATTTAGTGGACTTAGAGTAACAGATGGTGCAACAGATATTGTATCTGTAGGTTCTGGTTCAAAAGGACTTCCAGTAGTAACAGACTTAACTGGTTCAGTTGGATTCAATGACTTTGATTTTTCACAAGGTGGAGCTGATGATTTAATTGATGATGCAAGTACATGGGTAAAAGCATCTGATGTTGAAAATACATCGGGGCAAGTACAACATTGGCTATATGGAGATGGTTCTAACTCTGGTGCATCAATCCCAGAAGCAGTATTCGGTGGATTTAATGGGGATTTAGATGGTACGATTGGTGGTAGTGGAGATGATACTGCTGAAGCATCATTCTATCATGACTTCTCAAGTCAAGGGTTAGGTAACCATTTTGTTGGTGGAGTTGTTGCTATTAGTGAAGAATGGCAAAAAACAGCATATGGTGTAGCAGCAAAATCATCTGTACAATTAGTAGTATCAGTTCTTGGTTCAACAAGTGGAACACCAGATAATTTAATAGCACAACAAAAGTTTGATGTTTTAAAACAAATCGGAAGAAATGAATTGGGGCTAAAATTCTCAACTGCTAAAAGTGGATATGATGAGATACGATTAAAATTTGAAATACAAATTTTTGCACCCGAAGTAAAAACAGACCAACCATTAATCCTTGGTTATGTTGGTATAGGTAAATTAAAATCAACATTAGCATCAAGTGGATTAAGAATTAAACCATTTGCAATGATGAATCAAGATGGTATGTTGATATATAGTGACCAAAAATCATTTATGAAAGTAGATGAAGATGGGTTTGAATTAAAAGGTGGTGACTTTGAGACAACTACCGCTGATATAAAAAATGATTTAAAAGTATCTGGTTCTATAGAGTTAAGAGGTTCTTTATTTAGTGAAGGTGGTATAAAATTTCCATCTCATACGGCAATGGGAGTCGGGACAGATGCACCACAAGCAAAATTTCATGTTACAGAGTCTTATGCATCATTAGACTCATTTAACCAAAAAGTAGCAGGTACACCATTTAGATTTCCTACTTCAAGGGCTACGGGTAATACCCAACCTTGGGCACCAGACCAAACATTTGGTTACATAGCAACTATAATGGCAGAACAAGAGTCATTTACAGCTACAACAAATAATGCTGATGTGATAATTGCAGCGTTTGGAGCAGCCCCATTTGCAGATTCATATAGAATTAGACAAGGAGTTCTTGCAGGAACTATTGCATATGGTGCGGGTGCAGGTGGTTGGTCGGCGGCTAGTAAACCAAATAGACAATATAGTGGTTCATTTGCTCTGGGAATGGGAAATTCATTTTCAAATCAAAGTAGATTTTTTGGTAATGATATTGATTTTAAAACTGGTGAACATTTTAATTCAACTTCAACTGGTGCAATTTCAATGGATGCCTATCATAATCGTGTTAAAACTGATATAAATATTAAATCGGGTCATACTGCTCCAACATATGGTCACGCAAGTATGGGTTTTACAATGTGGACATATGGGTGGCAAAACTCTCACTCATCAACTTTTGCAGATGATATAGACCCTATGAGGCAGTCAGCGTTTTCTTTTAGCAATAATATGAGTGGTAGTTATGGGCAGGAAAATATGTACTTCTTATTTGGTCGTGGTGCATCTGCACCATCACATTTATCAGGTCCGTTAAACATTTATAGTGGTAGTTCAGCAACTGAGTTTGATGATTTACCAGAGGCAACTGCTACTAACGCTACTAATTTAGCAAGATGGCACAAAACAAAAGCATCAGCATCTTTACATATAAGAGCACATGGTGCTAACACACATCCACAGATAATAGTATCACAATACGAAACTGGTGATGCTGGTCTTACCTTTGATATAAGTGGTACAAGACAATACACAATGGGTATAGACAATAGCGATTCTGATAAATTCAAAATAAATGTTGATGCAGAAACAGACCCAAGAAATGCTAATCCAAGTGCAGGAACAAATGCCTTAACAATAAATACAAGTGGGCAGATTGAAGGACTAACATCAGCAGGTGATATAGACCCAGCAGCAAGTGCAACATATGATTTAGGTTCTTCAACTTTAAGATGGAACAACATATACACTACTGATATGCAGTTATCTAACATTGACAAAGATACTGGAAATGAAGTAGATGGTACGAAAGGAGATTGGACAATTCAAGAGGGTAAAGATGATTTATTCTTAATAAACCGTTTGAATAACAAAAAGTATAAATTTAAATTAGAAGAGATAAAAGATGAGTGATAGATTTTCAAATAGAAAATGGGTTATATTTGACACAAGTGAAACTGGAAGTATTGATTTTTCACAAGTACTGGAAACAAGTGTAAGTACTCTAAGTCTTAATCTTAGTGGTAGTCAGACTTTTGTAAAGTACGAGGGGAGTCAACCATCTTCAGTTTCTTCTTTATCATCCAAGTCACAAGAGTATGCTCATAGTGAAATACTAAACATACTTACTGGAAGTGCTTGGATGAGTGATGAGGACGAGTAATGCCAGTAAATGGTTCAGGTAGATTTATTGGTCCAGGACAACCACTTCGTGATGGGTTGATTGGATGGTATGATAGTCGCTATAAAGAACCAGACCTTTCTAATGGTAGTGATTGGACAGACTTAAGTGGAGAACAAAATGAGATGTCTGCAAATAGTTCTCCTGCTTGGTCTTACGGATATTATTTTGACTTAGATGGTACTGATGATTATTTTAGAAATACTTCTATGGGAACACATACTTCTTATACTCTTGAGTTTTGGGGACAGAAAGATGATACAACTACTGATTATATTATGGACGGTAGAGACCACGAACACACTTCAAGTTGGTGGTGGTTAACAGAGTATCAAGGTTATGATAATAATTATAATAGCAGGGCTAAAACAAATTGGAGTAATGGGTATCTAAATTGGCACCAACAAGTAATTGTAGATAATAATTCTACTTCAGTACTTTACATAAACGGAGAATCCATAAATAGCAGTACAGATGGTCAATGGAATTCTAATGAATTAACAATCGGAGCTGGTTATACTAATGATGCTGAATGGAATGGAAAGATAGGATGTGTAAGAATTTATGATAGAGCTTTATCTGCTACTGAAGTACGGCATAATTTTATGTGTGATGCAGGAAGGTTTGATGTAACTATAGAAGGTACATCATAATGCCAGTAAATGTAGGTGGAATATTTTTAGGTGGTGAGCATGTCATACGAGAGTATCTTTATAGACATTATACTGCATTAGATATAAACTCTCATGCAAATGGTTCTACTACTATTCAAGACATAAGTGGAAACAACGAAGATGGTACTGCTCAAGATGTAGCATGGAACAACTATTATTGGCAGTTTGGTGATAGTGGAACAAGTCAAATAGATTTTCCTAATGTATCGTTAGGATTGCCTAATGCTAATTGGACTTGGGAAACTTGGGTATACCCAACAGATTTGACTGGAAAGGGTAGTATTATAATGTTAGGTAATTTTGATGATTCAGCAGGATTTGAAAGGGGAGATACGACCAATACAATCAGAGCTGGATTTAGAACAGATGGTTCTGGTGAAGATGTAGCAGTAATCACTTCAAGTACATTATCAATAAATAATTGGTATCACTTAGCAATAAGGTTAGATGATTCTGCTAATGAAGTGGAGTTTTTTGTAAATATGGTATCACAAGGAACTGCTACAATGGATAGTGGTGATTTTTCTGAAGGTGGTACTATAAGAGCGGGAGCAACAAGAGTGTTAGCAGGAAGTAGTGGAACTGAAAGATATAAAGGTGGTATAGCAGTATTTAGAATATACAATGCCGCGTTAACAGAAGACGAACTTTTATATAACTTTAACGCTGAAAGAGGAGCGTTTGGGATATAATGGCTATTAATATTGGAAGAACGGGTACTTCAGGAAGATTCATAGGTGGTGGTGCTGGTGTATATAGAAGTACTCAAATGAAATTTTATGTAGACCCGTTTAAGTATGCTTGTTGGACTGGTGAATCAGATTCATCTATGGTAGATTTGAGTGGTTGGGGAAATGATGTTACCGTAGTAAATGGAGCAACAACTCGTACAAATGGGTGGTGGAGTTTTGATGGAACTGATGACTTTGCAAAGAGAGCATTAGATAGTGATTTTAGTTTTGGTACTTCAACTGATTTTACAATACAAATGTGGTACTCAAATCAAGGTGGTACTGGGTATGATTTTGGATTGATACAACAAGGGCCATTTACTGCAGGAAAGGGACTAACTGTTGATGGTTGGAATCTATGGTATGATACATCAAACAATAAAATGTTTTTAAAAATGGGTGCATCAAGTTTACATTCTGATGATACCGATACGACTGGAACAACTTGGAACGGAGGTCAATGGATAAATATAGCAGTGGTAGCAGATAGAAGTTCAAATACAAAGTTCTACAAAAATGGAATCCTTTCAAGTACATATAATTCTTCTTCAACCGGTTATTCTGCTACTGCTACATCTTCTCAATTTATAATAGGTGGAACTCAAACTACCGTAGCATCATCAACTGCTGTATCCAATGACTTTAATGGATATATGGGTCAAATACAAATTTATGCAGAAGCTCTTAGTCATGATGAAATACGACAGAACTTCAATGCTAATCGTGGAATTTATGGGGTGTAAAAGGTGTTAGGTTTATATTTATATACGAACTAAACTGGGATTTGTAATGATTAAATTAGTAGATTTATTAAACGAAGGTGTTTTTGACAAGGGAATATTAAAAGTAGTATTTCTTGCAGGAGGACCAGGTAGTGGAAAGACATATGCAGCAAGAGGTTTGTTTGGTTTACCTAAGAAAATAAATCTATCATACACTGGTTTAAAAATGGTTAACTATGATTCAGAATTTGAAAAAGCACTAAACAAATTTGGTTTTGGAACTGAGTTGGATGCAATGCCAGACGAAGTGTTTGCAGATTTAACGGGGTTTGATAAGAAGACAGACCAACCAGTTAAAGGTGTTCATAGTGGATTAAGAGATTACACAAAAGCATTAACAAAAGAAAGACAGAGACTATACGAGAACGGAAGACTTGGTATGATTATAGATGGTACTGGTGATGACTATGCAAAAATAGCAGATAATAAGTCAAGACTTGAAAGAATTGGATATGATTGTTATATGGTTTTTATAAATACTTCTATGGAAATAGCATTACATAGAAATAATACAAGAAAAAGAGTGTTACCAAAAAAATTAGTCACCGATTCTTGGCACGCATGTCAAAAAAATATTGGAAGATTTCAAGGATTGTTTAAAGGAAATATTGTTGTTGTTGACAATTCAAAACATTTAGAAGAAGATGACGCAAAAAAGAAATTTGATTCCTTAGCAAAAACTTACATTGATAAGTTTGTAAAAAAACCAACAAAAAATCCAAAAGGAAAAAATTGGATTAGACACCAGAAAATACTTAAGAAGAGGAAATAGTTATGTTAGTAAACTTTGATGAAATAATAGAAGTAGTATTACACCACGAGGGTGGTTATGTAAATGACCCAAAAGACCCAGGTGGCGAAACAAATTTTGGAGTAGCAAAAAGGTCACATCCAGATGTGGACATAAAAAATTTAACAAAAGAAGGTGCAATAGAAATCTACAAGGAACACTATTGGGATAGAAATAAAGTAGAATCACTTTCAGAAGACCTAAGACATATTTATTTTGATATGTGTGTAAATCAAGGTAGAGGAAGAGCAGTCAAAATATTACAAAGAGCAGCAAATGCTAAAGGAGCAGGTCTAAAAGTAGATGGTGGAATGGGGCCAAAAACTATAGCAGCTATGGATGGTGTAGAATTAGACAGAGTTCGTGCTTATCGTGTTAAGTATTATGCTGATTTAGTGACTCGTAAACCAGACTTAGAGAAGTTCTATTTTGGTTGGTTTAGAAGAGCTCTTGAAGTTTAAAAAAAGACTTGACATATATAGGCAAAATGTCGTATATTTACATAGATAGATTGGGGGTTTACAACCAAAATGAGTTTAAATGTATTAACAGAAAGTTTAGTTAAAGATATTCTTAGTAAAGAGACTAAGAAAACTCAACTATTAGCGTTCAATAAACTTGATGAATTAAAATTAAAAAAGAACAATGTAGTAGTTGTATACCCTGGAAGATTTCAACCATTTCATAAAGGTCATCATCACTCATATTCTCAACTTGTTCGTGAGTTTGGTAAGAAAAATGTTTTTATAGCAACATCAAATAAAACTGAAACTGGTAGGTCACCATTAGGATTTAAAGAAAAAAAAGTTATAATGACTACTATGTTTTCAATACCATCATCTCAAATAGTTCAAGTAAAGAATCCATATGCACCATCAGAAATTTTAAATAAATATGACTCAGATTCTACAATATTAGTTGTAGCAGTAGGAGAAAAAGATAGTAGTAGGTTAATGGGTGGTAAATACTTTCAGAGTTTCAAAGGAACAAAAGATTTTGATACATACGAAAATCAAGGATATGTTATTGTAGCATCACCATTACAATTAAAGATTGGTGGTAAACTAATTTCTGGAACAATAGTAAGAAAACTTTTAGGTCAAGAGTTAGATGATAAGACAAGACAGAATATGTTTAAGACTCTTTTTGGAAAGTATGATAAAAGAGTTGATATGGTTTTAAAGAAAAAGTTTGAGAGAAAACTAAGTTTCTTTCCAAAAAAGATAGACAAGACAGATGGAGAAAAAAGAATTTTAAACGATAAACTAATTGATGCATTTATGAATGAATCAAGTAAAGGTCTTACTGCAACAGATGACGGGCCAACCTTTATGTATCCAAGTCATAATACATTTATGGCATCTGCAAAAAGAAGAGCAGAAAGAATTGGATATCAATTAGTAGATTTTGTATTAGGAAGGGAAGATTTTTATGACCACCCAGTATATGTTGATGCAGTTAGTTTCTTTCCAGCAGGTAAAGCGGGTGCATTAACACCGATTAATAGAGCAGACTATAAGGGAACACAAGCATATGCCACTTGGAAAAAACATATATCTGGAATAGCAACTCAAGCAGGATATGAACTATTAGCATTTAATAAAAAAGAAGAAGACGAATCTAAAACAAATGTAGAACCAAAAGAAGATGTTACTACAATAGAAGAACGATATGGAATAGTAAAAGATTTATTACCCTATTTACCACACAATAAAACACACAAGGAGTTATTACTTATGGGTGGAGCATATGGACACCTTTCACATCCGTTTGATGACAAAGACATGACATTCGGAGATATGAAAGAATTAGTAGATTTAGCATTACAAGGTAAACTTGAATATGTAAGAGAAAAAACTGATGGTCAAAACATAATGGTCACATGGAAAGATGGTGGACTTAGAGCAGCAAGAAACAAAGGACATATAAAGAATGCAGGAAAGAATAGTTTAACTGCATCTGGAATAAAAGATATGTTCGCAGGTAGAGGTGATATAGAAGACGCATTCTTTTTTGCTATGAAAGATTTAGGAAAAGCAATCGGTAAACTAAATAAGAAACAAAGAGATAAAATATTTGGACAAGGTACTAAGTTTATGTCACTTGAAGTAATGTATCCAAAGACTGTAAATGTAATACCATATGGATTGTCAATGTTATACTTTCATGGTGTAAAAGAATATGATGACAAAGGAAATGTTGTTGGAGATGAAAGAAGTGCAGCAAATAAACTTTCTGGAATGATAAAACAGATAAATCAAAGTGTACAAAAAACATATACTATATCTGATATTCCAGTAACTAAACTTCCGAAAGTTTCAGATTACTCAAAAAGAAAAGGATATTACTTTAGTCAAGTAAATAAATTAAAGAATGAGTTTTCTTTGAAAGATAGTGATGTTGTTTCTTTATATCATCAACAATGGTGGATGGAATATATTTTGAATGGAGCAAACTCTTCAGACTTTCCACATATAACAAATGATATTATGGTAAAGTTAGTACAGAGATGGGCATTCTTTGATAAGAGTTATAAGATACCACAGATGAAAAAAGAATTAAAAGACTACCCTAAATTTTTAGATTGGGTATTGTCTACTGATAAACAAGACCATACTAAATTATACAAAAAGAACATGGAACCATTTGAGAAATTATTTCTTGAATTGGGTGCAGAGATTATGAAGAACATGACTAACTTTTTATCTGCAAATCCATCAAAGTCAACAAGAATTATGGTAAAAGATTTGAATAGTTTGATAAAGAAAATAAATGCATCAGACGATGTCAATGTAATAAATAAGTTAAAAACACAACTTGATAGATTAGATAGTATCGGTGGATTTGATGCTATTGTTCCAAGTGAGGGAATAACATTTGTATTTAAAAACAATTTATACAAATTTACTGGAACTTTTGCACCTATTAACCAAATTATGGGACTATTTAGATATACAAGATAGGAGATAATAATGCCACATTCAATGGAAACAAAAAAGAAGATTTCCGAAGCTACATCTAAAGCGATGAAAAAAAAGTGGCAAGATTCTGAGTTTAGAAAGAAAAATGTAACATCAAGAAAAGGAAGAGTAGTAACTCAAAAAACGAGAGAAAAGATTTCCAACTCTTTGAGAGGTAAACCAAAGTCTGAAAAACACAGAACGGCACTTAAAATGGCTTGGAAAAAAAGAAAGAAACAATATAGTTTATATCACGAGGAATAAAGGTTATGTCAACAAAACATGAAGAAAAGGCTTTACAGTCAATACTTAGGGGTGAAACTCCTGAGAAGAGAGTAATGGTAGGTTACGAAAGCGATAAGAAAGTAGAAAGTAGAGATGGTAAGACCATAGAGTCACCATTAACAAAAATAATGCAAGAGGCGAGAATGCCTTGGTTTTGCCCAGAATGTAAAGGTATAATGAAAAAGAAAGCAGATGACAGATACTGGTCAAGATACAAAATGTGTTTAGAGTGTTGGTCAAAAAAAGAAACCAAAATGAAAATAGATGGTACATGGGAGGCATATGAAAAAGAACAAGATGAACTTTATAGGCGTTCTTATGTGAAAGACTTAAAGGCAGAATTAAAAGGTTATATTGATATGGTTTCAAAAGACCAAGATATTGCACAAGAGAGTGGTGACTTAGAAAGATGGGGAATGCAAGACCCAACCGAAATTGTTGAATCTCTAACTAAAGAGATTGTTAATATTGATAAATACCTAAGTGATGAAATTACTTGGGAAGAGTTGAGTGATGGACAATAAATTAAAACTATTAATTCAAAAAGAATATAAGAAATGTGCAGTTGACCCTATACATTTTTTGATGAAGTATTGTCAGATACAACATCCAGTAAGGGGAAAAGTACCATTTCATTTATATGAGTTTCAAAAACAATCAATACGAGAATTAAAAGATAATAGATATAATGTTATCCTAAAAGCAAGACAGATGGGAATATCAACTCTAACTGCTGGTTATTCATTGTGGATGATGTTATTTCAAGAAGACAGAAACATTCTTGTTATCGCAACTAAACAAGATGTAGCAAAAAATCTTGTTACTAAAGTAAGAGTCATGCATGATAACTTACCAAGTTGGTTAAAAGGAAAGTGTCTTGAAGACAATAGATTATCGTTAAAGTTCTCCAATGGTTCTCAGATAAAAGCAGTAAGTAGTAGTGGAGATGCAGGTCGTTCAGAAGCATTGTCATTGTTGATACTTGATGAAGCAGCATTTATTAAGGATGTTGATTCAATATGGGCATCAGCACAATCTACACTATCAACTGGTGGAAGTGCAATAGTTCTTTCTACACCCAATGGTGTTGGTAACTTTTATCATAAGACTTGGGTTGGTGCTATAGAAGGAACAAACGAGTTCAATCCAATAAAATTACACTGGGATTTACATCCAGAAAGAGAACAAAGTTGGAGAGATGAACAAGACCAATTACTGGGCCCTAAACACGCAGCACAAGAATGTGATTGTGACTTTATTACTTCTGGTAATACGGTTGTTGATGGTACAATAATTCAATGGTATGAACAAACTCATGTAAAAGAACCAATAGAGAAAAAAGGATTTGATGGAAACTTTTGGGTTTGGGGATATCCAGATTATTCAAGAGATTACATGATTTGTGCTGATGTAGCAAGAGGAGATGGAAAAGATTTTTCCGCATTTCATGTAATTGATGTAGAGTCTATGGAACAAGTAGCAGAGTATAGAGGAATGGTTGGTACTAAAGACTATGGTAATATGTTGGTAAATGTAGCAACAGAATACAATGATGCATTATTAATTATTGAGAATGCTAATGTTGGATGGGCAGCGATACAACCAGCAGTGGATAGAATGTATAAGAATTTATATTATTCATCAAAAGATTTAACGATTGTAGACCCACAAGTGCAGTTATCTCAAGGGTTTGACTTAAAAGGAAAAGATAAACTGGTACCAGGTTTTTCAACAACTGCAAAAACAAGACCAATGATTATATCAAAACTGGAAAGTTACTTTAGAGAGAAAGCACCAGTAATACATTCACAAAGATTATTAGACGAACTATTTGTTTTTATTTGGAATGGTTCAAGAGCAGAAGCAGCAAACGGATACAACGATGACCTTACAATGGCATTTTGTATTGGAATGTGGGTAAGAGATACAGCACTAAGATTACGACAAGAGGGAATGGAAATGACCAAATTAGCACTTGGTGGTATTGGAAGTAACTCAAGTTTTGGTCAAGGGTATAGTGTAAACAATACATTTGGAGACAGAAATCCTTGGCAAATGAAAGTCGGTAAAGATGATGAGTCAATTGAATGGTTACTGGATAAGAATTAAATGAGTTCTTTGTAATGTATCTTACTATTTATATATACAAGATTTTAGGTTAACTTAAGAGGAAATTTATGGCAGACACAACACTATTTGGTCGTCTTCGTAGACTATTTTCATCCAACATAATTGTTAGAAATGTTGGTGGTAATCGTTTAAAAATAGCAGACACAGACAGAATCCAATCAAGTGGTAATTTATCAACTAACTACCTTGCCGCAAGATATGCTGGCATGCATATGCCAAACAATGTTGGTGGTTATAGACAAAACCCAGTTTATAATGCAGGAAGACTTGAGTTGTTTGCTGATTATGAAGCAATGGAACAAGACCCCATTTTAGCATCTGCTCTTGATATCTATTCAGATGAATCAACAATGAAAAATGAGAATGGAGACATTCTTGATATTCGTTCTGATAATGAACAAGTTCGTGAAGTTTTACATAATCTTTTTTATGATGTTATTAATATAGAGTTTAATCTCTGGCCATGGATTCGTAGTATGAACAAATATGGTGACTTCTTTTTAAAATTAGATATAGCAGAAAAATATGGTGTTGTAGGTGTAGAACCAATGTCAGCATATTCAGTTTCAAGAGAAGAAGGTGTGAATCCAGATTTACCACATGAGGTTACTTTCAATGTAGATGATGGTAACAAAGCAACTTCTTATAATAAAAATGACCAAACTTTAAAGAACTATGAAGTAGCACATTTTAGAATGTTAACTGATTCTAACTTTTTACCTTATGGTAAATCAATGATTGAAGCAGCAAGAAAGATTTGGAAACAATTAACTCTTATGGAAGATGCTATGTTAATTCATAGAATTATGAGAGCACCAGAAAAGAGAATATTCAAGATTGATATTGGTAACATTCCACCAGCAGAGGTTGATAACTATATGCAAACTCTGATAAATAAAATGAAGAAAACTCCATACATTGACCAAAATTCGGGAGAGTATAATTTAAAATTTAATATGATGAATATGATGGAAGACTTTTATTTACCAGTTCGTGGTGGTGATAGTGGTACACAAATAGAATCACTTAGTGGTATGGAATATAATGCAATTGATGATGTTGAATACTTAAGAAACAAGATGATGGCAGCTCTTAGAATCCCAAAAGCATTTTTAGGGTATGATGAAGGTATTGAAGGTAAGGCAACATTAGCACAAGAAGATGTTCGTTTTGCAAGAACCATAGAAAGAATACAAAGAATTGTTTTATCTGAATTAACTAAGATTGCAATTGTCCATTTGTATACACAAGGATTTGATAAAGAAGATTTGGTAGGGTTTGAACTAAACTTAACTAATCCAAGTATTGTTTATGAACAAGAAAAAGTAGCACTTTGGAGTGAAAAGATAAACTTAGCAGAATCCATGAAAGGAACTAAGTTAATTTCCGAAGATTGGATATACAAAAACATATTTAATATGACTAAAGACCAAGTAGATGACGAAAGAGCAAGAGTTATAGATGATATTAAACAGAACTTTAGAAAAGAGCAAATAGAAACAGAGGGTAATGACCCCGCCGTTACTAAAGAATCTTTTGGAACACCACATGATTTAGCATCAATGCACCGAAAAGGTGAAAATGAAATGCCAGAAGGTGGATGGCCAGGTGGTGGAAGACCAAAAGAAGGAACGAAATACTCTACGGATGGACATCCAAGAGGAAGAGACCCTATTGGAAAGAAAGCATTAGATAAAACTTTTGATATTGATACATCAATTAAACACAATTTCAAAGGAAACTCACCATTAGCAAAAGAAAATAAAAATAATATAGTGAATAATATAATAGATTCATTACCGAATGATAAAAAAATACTAATTGAGAAAACTGAAAAAGAAAAAATAACTAAAAAAAGTGACGAACAATTTGATTTAATGAACGAAGATAAAGTTATTTTGTCAGATAAAGACATGAAACTGAAGTAACTTTATATTTATATATGAATTAACCTAAAAACTTGTAGATACGGAATTGGTATGAAGTATAAAAAACATTCAAAGGTCAAAAACACTGGCCTCATATTTGAGTTGCTAACGAGACAAATTGTTGCAGACTCACTAAATAACACAAATTCACACGCAGTGAATATTCTCAAAAAATACTTTAAAAAAGGAACTGAACTTTTTAAAGAATATCAAATTTATCAATGCTTTTTAAACCAAAAGTACAATGATGAAAAGAAAGCAGATAAATTGATTGACTTAGTATTAGAACAAGTTGGTTCTGTAAATGAGAAACTTGTAAAACAAGAGAAATATAATCTAATTAAAGAGGTTATGGAAAACTATGACTTAAAAGATTTCTCTTCTGGAAGAATTACTAACTATAAAGTCCAAGCAAGTATTTACAAACTAATGGAATATTATAGAAATAGTCAAAATGTAGAACCAAGTGAGGTGGTTGACTCAAGATTTACAGTCATAGAACACTTAACATCTGGTAAAACGAAGAAAAATAGAGATACTGAAATTAAAAAATTGGTTGAACAACAAGATAAAGATGTTCGTTATCTAACTATTAAAACTCTATTAGAAAAATTTAATGATAAATACTCTTCTCTTGATGATAAACAAAGAAAATTACTTAGTACATATATTTACAATGTAACAAATACCAATTCTTTATCTGAATATGTGTATAAAGAATTTTCTTCTATCAAAAAAGATATAATTAACTTGGTTAAAAAAGTAGATGATGATGTAACTTTAATAAAATTAAAAGAAGTTATCAAACAAATGCCAACAAAGAGTCAAACAAAATCAATGGTTAGGGATAAACAAGTAGCAAGTCTTCTTAGACATTATGAATTAGTCAAAGAACTAAAAAAGATATAATGGATAAATTAAGATATATAGTAAAAGAACTTGTTAAACGAAATTTGAAAGAAGCAAATGTAACTGCTAATCTTGATGGTGGAGAAGGGCCACCTAAAACACCTTATGCATTTTCTAAGAATAAAAAGAAAGATGACAAAAAAAAAGTAAAACACGCAGAAAAAGTGTACGGATATACCAAAGCAAAAAGGAATCCTAAAATATACAAAAAGTTTGGAGCATAAAATGAGTAAAAATTTATTAGTTGATTACATACCATTCCAAGTTTCCCCAGAAATGATTAACGAATCAATGGCGAACAACAATGGTAAACTGATTGTAAAGGGTGTTTTACAAAGAGCCGAGGCAAAAAATCAGAATGGTCGTATTTATCCTAAAGAAATTTTGATGAGAGAGTCAAAAAAGTATATGGATAGTTTCATTCAAGAGAGTAGAGCATTAGGAGAACTTGACCATCCAGATTCTTCAGTAGTAAATCTACAAAATGTTTCCCATAATGTGTTAAATATGGGTTGGGATGGAGACGATTTAGTTGGAGAAGTGGAAGTTTTATCAACACCATCTGGAAATATATTAAAAGAACTATTTCAATCAGGAATAAAGTTAGGAATTAGTTCTCGTGGTCTTGGTAGTGTCAAAGAAAAAGGTGATGTAAACGAAGTTCAAGACGATTTTGAATTAATAGCATTTGACTTCGTATCAAATCCATCTACACATGGTGCATTTTTAAGACCTATGAATGAAAGTGTAGACAATAATCAGAACGACCCTATCTCAAATATCAACAGAATCATTACAGAAATTCTTACGGAGAGATAAAAATGGTCAGTTTGATGGATTTAATTCCTAAGAAACACAAATTTGAAGTAGGAAAAGTCCATTCAAATCCATATCATAGTGTATTTAAACCAATAGAAGAACAAGATGACTCTGGTCTTGTAGGGGATGACCACGAACAAGTAGAATTATTTGGTTTTCATAGTAAGCATTATGATGTATGTCCAAGTGCAGTTAAAGCAATTAACACATTGAAGAAGGCGAGGATGACGGAAGGGAGTAAAGATATACTTATTCAGTTAGCAAAAATACAAGATGACTTTTTTGAGATTGAAAAAAAGGCAATTAAAGAAGAAAAAATTAGTGAAGAAGATTTAAAGGGTATGATAAAGAGACTAAATGAGATACATCACAGAGTAGGGATGTTATCAGCAAGGTTTAAAAGTGATTTAAGGAAGCATTTTGTGTACACAACTGGACACATATTTAGGGTATTACCTCATTATGAAAATTAAAGTTGAAAAACTAAGACAGATTGTCAGAGAAGAAGTCAAATATGTAAAAAATATGAAGTCACTTACTATGATTAACGAAGAAATTACAGATAAGGATTTGGTATTGTTAAGACAGATTATAAGATTTGAGTTAGCAGCAGTATTTTATGACCTATATCGGAGAAAGAACGCATGGGCGAAATAGACATACTTAAAAAAATTATAAAGGAAGAGATAAAAAAATCACTTTTAAACGAGGGACTCGGTGATAGAATGTCCAAAAAGATTAGTAAACATAAAGGGACACGAAATAAAGACGATATGAAAAAGGTTTACAAGCTTCTTAGAAAGTATGGTAACTCTAAAAAAGATTCCAGAGAAATGATGATTAGGAATTATGATTATGTCACTAAGACATATAGAAGTGCAAGTCCAAAAAAGAAAGCGGAAATATTATCTTCTTTATCAGCAACCGATAAACCTACGAAATTAAAACTTAAACTAAAGGGTAGAGGTGTTTATCAAGATTTTGATGGGTTGGATGAAAACTTGTACTACGATGAAGATAAGTTGTTGAAATTGGTTGACAAAGATAAGTTTTTAAAGTATATGGTAAAGTCTAAATATAGAAATAAACCAAAAGCAAAAGATTTGAAAGATATGTTTGATACTTATATAAGTGGTGACAAAGATATGGAAAAAAAATATAGGAAAATGAGATGAAAAAACTAAAAGAAATGTTACATGAGATTAGATTCAGAGATGAAAATAACAACATTATGAGATTAGGGGATATTACAAAAGAATATCAAGATAAATTCTTAACATCTCCAGGTGCAAAACATGGTGAACCTATTGAAGAAGCAGCACCACTACCTGCAGAAGTGAAAAGATATATGGAAAAATTTACTGATTCTTTAAAATCAGCGGGATTAAATCGTATGAAACAAGCTCAAGTATTAGCAGGTGTTGTTGATGCACTCGGTGTTGAACCACAAGCATTTATGAAATTAATAACATATGTAAAAAATCAACAAAGGGATAAAAATAAGTGAAAAATTCTACTTACAAAAAGATGATGTTTGAAGACCTTGAAGTAAATGAAGAACTTGACAAGTTAGGAAAAGAACAACATTTAGGTTGGTTATCTCGTCAACATAAAAAGTATGAAGATGAAATCAAAAAGAAAATCAAGGCTCTTGATGGTAAGGGTGAAAAAAAGATGGCAATAGAGTTAATGAAACTTTACAAGAGACATCTTATAGAATTTAAAATTGGTTTAGAAAAAATATATAAATAATGGGTAAATTTGACGAAATAATAATTGAAGATGGACATACTGATGTCGCATCTGCACTAAGAAAAGTGAAAACTTCTGCAGAAGATTTAAAGGATTTATATTCTAAACTTAAAGATATGGATGCAGAAGACTCTTTACCAAGTTGGTGGATGGATAAGATTACATTATCAGCAGATTACTTGAATAAATCTCGTGATTACTTATTAAATCCAACCAATTCTGTAAACGAAGACTTTGATGTAGTTCCTGCTAAGTTCAGTAACCCAGAGGCTAAACAACATTTAGATTTTGATATTAAAAAGATGTCATTGGTATTAGGAAAAGCATCACAACAAGTGATAAAAATTATGATGGATGGAGTAAAAAGTAAAAAATATGATGCTTTAGATATTATAAGAGGAATTGAAACTGGTGAATGGAACAGAACACATGAGGGTGAAAGACCTTTTATGAAGATGTTATGGAGAAAAGTTCGTAAAGGATTTAGACGATATATGCCTAACAAAAAATTAAGGAAGTAGATATTTATATCTAAGGAGAAACACTATGATTAAATTAAAAGAATTATTAAACGAAAAGAAATCTCAACAATACAAAGAACATCGTAGCGAGTTCATTGAGATGGTTAACAACTTTGGTTCACTTGGACAAAGTATTTACAAATCTGGTAAAGATTTAAAAGAAATAAGTGAAACGGTAAATCGTGTATGTGGTTTAGCAGAGGTATTTACACTAAATGAAACAGAAGATTGGTTTGATGAAGTTACCGTAAAAAGAAACATAGGGTCTCTTAAAGAAGCAAAAGGTACTTTTATTGAGTCTGCAAAAGAAATGTCTAAGTTACAGCAAAGACTTGAAGGTGCATACGAAGACATAGGTCAAGTACTTGGTAGATACTACGAAATAAAGGAAGCTACAGACGATTATGATGGTACAAATGTAGATGGATATGTAAAAGATAATCCACATGATGATGAAGATACAAATGGAGATGTACCTAATTAGTAAATTTAAATTATAAAACAAAGGTTGTAAAATGAGAAAAAAGAAACAAAAGAAATCTGATTGGGCTTTAGGTGGTCAAGGAGTCAAAGTGTTAAATGGAGATATTGAATTAGCACTTAAAAGATTTAAAAAAATGATAAAAGACTCTAAAAAACTTATAGAATTATCAGAGAGAAGATTTTATACCAAACCATCTGTTAGAAAAAGGTTAGAAAAAAAGATGGCAAAGGTAAGAGAACGAAAAAGATTACAAGAAATGAAATAAACCTGTAAGGTTTTTTAACTTTGTGTATATTTATATACATATGAATACACTATGGTACATTCGTACATCATATAGTGTGAGACCTTAAGTAATTCTATTATACTTCTAAATAAGTATAAATTCCAATAATAATATATGGAGAAATAATATGGATAGTCTCTTAAAAGACGCTATCGCAGACGCTAAAACCGTTCGTGAGACTGCTTTAGAAAATGCTAAGTTAGCATTAACTGAAGCTTTTACACCAACTCTTCAGTCTATGTTATCTCAGAAACTTCGTGAAGAAGATGATGAGTTAGATGACATGGAAATGGATGACAAGGAAGATGCAGAAGAAGATGCAGAAGAAGCACCAGCAATGGATGCAGAAGCTGCTGATGATGAGCATGAACCAGGTCATGACGCTGATGAAGAAATGGGTGATGACGAAGACGAAAGAATGGAAGGAGCCGAGGAAGAAGGCGAAGACCATGATGAAATGGAAGGTGATATGAGGGAAGAAGAAGGCGAAGATGAAGACGATGACCTTGACCTTGAAGCTATTATCAGAGAACTTGAAGAAGAAGCTGGTGATGATGAAGACGAAGGGGAAAGAGAAATGGAAGAATCTGAAGACGCTGATGAAGATAAAGAAGAAATGGATGAACAATCTGATTCTTCTGGTCTTGGTAAAGGTGACAACAAAGTTGACCAAGCAAGTGGTGATGACTACGAGAAAGCTGAAACTGAAAAATCATCTAAAGCACCTGGTGCTGAAGGTGAGGATAAGAAAGTTGATGACTTGAAAGACCATGTTGAACTTGACCTTGATTCTATCATTCGTGAAATTGAAGGCCTTGACGAAGAAGCTGATGATGACAAAGAAGAAGTTGAAGAAAACAATGAACTTGAAGAGGTTAAAAAATCTCTTGAAGAGCATCGTGAAGTAATCGTACATCTTCGTGACAAAATCAACGAAGTTAATCTTCTAAATGCTAAACTTCTTTACACAAATAAGTTGTTCAGAAATCATAACCTTAATGACAATCAGAAATTGAAAGTTGTTGAGACATTTGATAGAGCAGCTAATCTTCGTGAAGTGAAGTTGGTATTCACAACCTTGGCTGAGTCATTTGACGGAGTACGAAATGTTCGTAAGCGTTCTGTGAATGAAAGTGTTGCAAGTAAGGCTGTTGCATCTACGAAACCTAAACAAGAAATTGTTGAGGAATCAAATGATGTTGCAGATAGATTCAAACAATTAGCAGGGTTAATTAAATAACCCATAATATGGAGATAATATCATGAGTAATCTTGATACTTTAAATGGTTTAGTTGGGGACGCAGGTTCTCAGCATAAGTCGCTCCAGGCAGATGCACAAAAATTGTCTGAAAAGTGGGAAAAAACTGGTCTTTTAGAAGGACTTGAGGATTACGACCGTAGTTCTATGTCAATTCTTCTTGAAAACCAGGCTAAGCAATTAGTACAAGAGTCCAGCAGAACTGGTACAGCATCCAACTCGGAAGAGTGGAGTGGTGTAGCACTTCCTTTGGTTCGTAGAGTGTTTGCAGAAATCGCAGCGAAAGACTTCGTTTCTGTTCAACCTATGAATCTTCCATCTGGACTTGTTTTCTTTCTTGATTTCAAGTATGGAACATCTCAACCTGGATTTGATGTCGTTAGTGGCGTCACTCGTGACGGGTCTGGTACTCTTCACGGTCAAACAAATACCTCTGGTAACCCATCTGGTGGATTATACGGAAGTGGTAGATTTGCTTATTCTATAAACGAAGCAGCATCTGATTCTATCGCAGCTCCTACATCAGCATCGGTGAACTTTAGTGAACTTAACTTTAACGCAGATATGTCAGCATCTATTAATACTGGTCATCTTCGTTCTGTTACGGTAACTACTGGTTCTAATGCTTTCACTAATGTGGATGCTGAAGGTGTTCGTGGTTTTTCAATTTCTGGTTCTAACATTATTAGTTATTTTCCAGAGTTCACTTCTATAGACACATCCGGTAATGTTAAATTTATCGTGTCTGGTTCTGATGAAATAGCAGGTATTGTTGTTAAATATCAGAAGCAACCAACTGATGTAACAAGAGGTGATTTTGAAGATACTTCATCTTCTGGTTCAGCAGTCTCTCTTGACATTCCTGAGATTGATGTTCAATTAAGGTCTGAGACAATTGTCGCAAAGACTCGTAAATTGAAAGCATCATGGACTCCTGAATTCGCTCAAGACCTTAACGCTTACCACTCAATTGACGCAGAAGCAGAATTGACTTCTATGTTAAGTGAATACATTTCAATGGAAATTGATTTGGAAATCCTTGATATGTTAATTGAGAACGCAGTTTCATCTGCTAATTGGTCAGCTAAAGTCGGTTTTGACGATGATGGATTAGGAAATGGCGAAGACAGATTCTCTGAAATTTCTGGTGCATCTAATGCGTATACTAAGAATGCTTGGTATCAGACATTAGGTATCAAAATTCAGAAGATATCTAACGAGATACATCGTAAGACACTTCGTGGCGGAGCGAACTTCTTGGTAACATCCCCATCTGTTGCAACTATCTTGGAAAGTATTCCTGGATATGCAGCTGATACTGATGGTGACCAAAGTCAATTCGCAATGGGTGTACAGAAAATCGGTGCATTAAACAATCGTTTCACAGTTTACAAGAACCCTTATATGACAGAGAATGTAATTCTTATGGGATATCGTGGTTCTCAGTTCCTTGAAACTGGTGCTGTTTATGCTCCTTATGTACCTCTCATCATGACTCCGTTGGTCTATGACCCAACGAACTTTACACCAAGAAAAGGTGTGATGACTCGTTACGCGAAGAAGATGGTTCGTCCTGAGTTCTATGGAAAGATTAATATCGCACATTTGGACTTAGTCTAAATCTCGGTTTAATTTAACCTAATAAAATAGGGGGGAAGTTGTTACTTCCCCCTTTTTTTTTAACCTATAAGTCTAATTTTTAAGTTACTTGATATTTATCTATAAGAAACAATATATCTTTGGAGTAAATTTATGGCAGATATACCTATATGGCCAGGAAGTGGTTCAGCAATTAGTGGGTCAACTCCTTTTGGTCAGTATGATACAGATTCGTCTTTTCAATCAGACGGGCCTAACTTAGCAAATTGGTGCGCAAAAAGACTTGGGTATCCTATAACAGATGTTGAATTACAAGATTCACAATTTTACGCATGTTTTGAAGAATCTGTTAGTGAATATAGCGCACAAGTAAACCAATTTCAAATCAGAGAAAATTTATTAAATGTAAAAGGAGCACCAACTGGTAGTGATATGACCAATGTTGAGATAAATCCAAATCCACTTGCTCGTGCAATTACTATAGCAGAAAACTATGGTTCTGAAGCAGGAAGTGGTGGAAATGTAACTTGGCATAGTGGTTCAATTGATGTTGTAGCAGACCAACAAGATTACGACTTAGATGCTCTATGGGCAACACCATCTGCGAGTGGAGCAGCAATTGAGATAAAAAGAATATTTCATGAAGCACCACCTGCGATACAAAGATACTTTGACCCGTTCGTAGGAACTGGAATGGGAATGAACTCAATGATAGATTCATTTGGATGGGGAAACTATTCTCCTGGTGTTAGTTTTATGTTAATGCCAATATATGCTGATATATTAAGGTTACAAGCAATAGAGTTTAGTGACCAAATAAGAAAGTCATCTTATTCATTTGAATTGATTAATAACAAACTAAGGATATTTCCAATACCAACTGATAGTGGTAACGGAGTAAATCCGACAAAAATTAATTTTCAGTATATTGAGAAAGCAGATAGAAACGCAGTTGTTACTAATAATATTGGTACGGTAACTAACTATTCAAATATACCTTATAATAACTTTACATATTCTTACATTAATGATGTTGGTAAGCAATGGATTAGAAAATATGCTCTTGCATTATCACGAGAATTGTTAGGATTTGTAAGAAGTAAATATTCAAGTGTTCCAGTACCTGGTTCTGAAGTTACTCTAAATGGTGGGGAACTTGTTTCACAAGCACAACAAGAAAAAGAAGAATTGGTGACGCAACTTAGAGAGAACTTAGAACAAAGTAGTCGTAGATTACAACTTGAGGCACAACGAGAAGAAAATGAAAATATGCTTTCTGTACTTTCAGGAGCACCACTAAAGATATACATAGGATAAACAATGGGTTTATATTATAGGTCACGAGACTTTCAGTTAATAGAGACTATCAATGAAGAACTTATCGGAGAGGTTGTAAACACAGAAATAGATGTTTACAAATATAATCTGTATGAGTCTGAAGTAAATCTTTATGGTGAAGCAAGAAGCAAAGTTTACTATGAAGGTTTGAGAGTAGCAGCACTAATTGAACAAGAAGACCAATCATACGATACGGCGGAATATCCAGGTGCAGAATTAAATCAAGCAGCTACCTTTAATTTCTTAAGAAAAACAATAAAGAATGCAGGCTTATTTTTAGAGATAGGAGATGTTATTTCTTGGAATGAATCTTACTGGGAAGTAAATGGAGTTGTAGAAAATCAGTTAGTTTATGGACAAACAGAAAATAGTTTGACCATTACGGTAACTACACATATGTCAAGAAGAACTAAACTTCAAATAGAAAGAGTTCGTGCTGGTAATGTAAGTAAAAATAATAGTATGAGGAATATCTAATGGCAGAAAAACCAACACCTAAAACTCAACAAGAAATTTCTTCTCAATTTGTAATAGACAGAGCATTACCTGGTGTACAAAAACCACCATTGGAAACAAACAAAGTAAATCGTGGTGCTACAAGAACAAGAAAGAATGACAAAGTCGGTGATATAAAAATAGGTTTATATGACATAGATGATGCTATTAAGTACTACTTTGATGAAGTTATAAGACCAAGGGTAAACGAACTTGATGAAGACATACAAGTTCCAGTTTTATATGGTTCTCCAGAAAGATGGGTTTCAGCACAACAAGGACAATATTACAGAGACCAAAAAGGTAAGATAATGGTTCCCTTGATTATGTACAGAAGAATGTCTGTAGGAAAAGACACTACTTTAAATTTTTCAAAGATAGATGCAAACAATCCAAAACTTTTTTATACATTTGAGAAAAAATATTCTCCACAAAATAGATATGATAACTTTTCAGCATTACAAGGGGTCGTTCCAATTAGAGAAAGATACTCAGTAGTAGTTCCAGATTATGTGACTATTCAATACGAAGGTGTTATTTGGACGGACTATATTGAGCAAATGAATGACCTTATAGAAGCCATAAATTACTCACAAGGTAGTTATTGGGGTGACCCCGAACGATTCAAATTTAGAACATCAATTGCAGAATTTTCTGATGCTACAGAAGTACCTACTGATGGAGATAGGATTGTAAAGACTACATTTAATATGGAATTGCATGGATATGTTATACCAGATAGTTTGAATAAAGAATTAGCCATGACTAACCCTAACACGCAACTTGAAAACACGGTTGGGCAAATTTTGTTTGATGAAGGTGGAGATTTAAATACGGATGGAACAATACCTGGGACAGACACAACACCAGGAGGTAGTAATGCAAATTTCGTCACATCAACACCTGGAGCATCTGTAGAAGAAACATTGGATATGGCATTAGTATTTCAGTATTTAGATAAAAGATTTTCAAAGTTAGCAAATAACACTGCTATGACATCAAATACTGCTACATTTTTAACTTCAAGTTTAGCAGTAGCACCTGCTGGTTTTGAATTAGATGGTACAAGTCAAAATGACTTTCTTGTGTTTGTAAATGGTGCTTATGTAAGACCTGGTATATATAGTGTTTCAGAAGATAGTGGAAATTCAGTATTTACTTTTACAACAGATACTTTAGGATACGAATTGGAATCTGATGATGAGATAATAGCATATGGAAAGTTTAACGCATGAGTTTATTAAGTAGCGATTTAAAAGAAAAATTAGCATATCTTACTGGAGATAGTCTTTTAAATAAAACCCCAGCGTCTTCTAATAGTATAAGTGGTGGTGGAAGTGGCACAGTCACTATAACTTTTAATAATATAAGTTTTATGACACCACCAGAATCTACATTTGGTGGATTTAGTTCTGTTAGCAAAGATAGTTTCTTGATATTTATTAATGGGTTGGAAGCCGAACATGAAGCATGGAATATTGAAGAAAGTGGAAATAATTTAGTAGTTACGGTAGATGAAGATAAGATAAATTTTACAATGGATAGTAGTGACGAAGTGTTATTACATGGGAAATTTGAATAATGGCAAAGTTAAAAGCAAAACAGATTGTAGATATACAAGATAGTATCTTTCAACAAACTGGGTCGGTACAATCTACAGACAAAGATTTAGCAATTACTGGGTCTTTGACCGTAAAAGATAATATTGTTGATTTTACTGATGCTACTTCTGTAAGTGGTTCAACATTTAGTGGTTCTTTTGTAGGTAGTGGAGCAGGTTTAACTGGTGTACCAGCAAGTGGTATAGATGGTCAACTTGGAATATTCGCACAAACGGGTTCTTTTCAATCTACAACAAACGACTTACAAATTACTGGTTCTACGGTTATAACGGGTGATGTTACTGCAAGTAATCTTAGTGTTGGACAATACATATATCATAAAGATGATGTTAACACTTATCTGAGGTTTGATGATGATAGATTTAGGGCTAATATTGGTGGTATATCATACTTAGATTTTAACGATTCTACTGCTGCTCCACATGATATTACATTCAATGATGGTGGTAATAATGTAGATTTAACCATTAAAGGTACTTCTAACAATCCTTTATTTAAAACCGATGCATCTGCAAATAAAATAGGAACACATGGTTTAGGTTCACCAAAAGTTGCTTTTCATATAGGTGGTTCTGAATTAAGGGTTGATGGAAATATAAGTGGTTCGGCAACTGGAACAGGTTCATTTGGTTTACTACAAGGTGATGGTAGTGAACTAACTGGAATCACAAGTGGTATATTTCAAACTACTGGTTCAAAAGAATCAACCAGTAACGATGTTGATATTACTGGTTCACTTTTAGTAAGTGCTTCAGCAAAAACATCAACTGCTATATTTACGAATAATATTACAAATGGATATCCAACTTCAAATAATTGGGGTGAAAATCTGGACGGAAGTTATTTTAATAACTTTGACCACACAACACATACAAGTGAGGTTTTAAGATTTATAGCAGGTATAATTAGTCATTCAATAGATACATCAACACCAACTGCAAACACAAAAACATTTGCAAGTATAGATACAAATGAAACTAACTTAGGTAGTACAGATAGTATTGGTGGATATTTACCAACAAATTATACTGCTTTAAGTAATGCAACATTAAATTACTTAGTACACAAAGGATGGACAAGTGTTGGTTCTACAATCTTTAGTGGTATTTCAGTATATCATGACAACGGAAGTTCTTATAAAATAGACTTTGATTCTAATAGTGGTGGTTCTACAGATATTAGGTCTTCTGCTGATACAGAGTTATTTGGATTAGGTGGGTTGACGGGTGGTGGTGCAACAGAGTTTAAAGTTAGAGTTGTTGCTACACACTCATTTAGTGATGTTTCAACTACTGCTACTCCAGACGAAAGTAGTAATACTTTTACAACACAATCATTTGATGATTTAACATTATCTTCTTTTACAACATCAAATGGATTGACATTAGCAAAAATTGATTCTGCTAATCCAGCAGTTATTCCTCCAGCATTTCAAGATGGAAAATTTGCTGATGTTGGTGGTACTACAATGACTGGTTCTTTAACAAGAAAATATCATGCGTCAGAAACAAGTTTTACAAGTGTATCATCAAGTGGATATTATAGATTTCATGATTTAAAGGTTGGAATAGCATCTGGTTCTGGAAACTATCAATTTGCAAGTGGAACTACTAAAAACAGATTTTGGGCACCAGTAGATACGATTGATAGTGCTATTGGTTCAAACTCTTTATCAGATACTGGAACAACACATAAAGCATTAACTGCAACATCAAGAAGTTTAAGTGGTGTTCCTTATTTATTAGATTCTACTTTTGAAGTATCAACACAGATTAGTGGATTGTTTAATCCAATGTATGCATCGTCAACCACATTAGTAGATATGTCATCAACTTCTGTGGGTGTTGGTAGTGTATCAATAAGTGGAGATACTATTTCTACAAATGGTGGAACAATACAAACAAGTGGAAAAGTATTTCAAAGTGATGGAACTACTCCAGTAAATAGTGGTGTTCCAAGATATAATGATATTGCTATAGTAACTGCTTCAGTTAGTTATGATAGTGGGACTTCTGATAGTATACAACAATCTTCAACTCTTACCGATACTTCTTTTTCAGTATTAACAAAAGCAAGAAATAGAGAAGGTAGTCAATCTACATTAGATACACAAAATATAAATTACCACACTGCAGGAACTTTTGGACAACCAGTAGCAAGTGGTAGTTTAGGAATATATGGAAGAGCACAAGGATATGATGGTGGTAGTTTAACTGGAACAACAGAACAATTTAGTGGTGAAGATTTTAGAATACAATTAAATAATAATGTTACAAGTTTTGCAGGAGATGCTTTTACAACAACATTTCAAATTGGTGGATTACTTGGTAATAATGACTTACAAGTCAAACCAGGATTTTTGGTAGACCCAGGTGGTTCTTACAGATATTGGTATCCAGCAGACTATGGGACTGGAGATTACAAATATTACATTAGAAGATTTCAAGATGGAAGTTCAAGAACAAGTATGACCGTAAATGCAAGTAGTAAGACATTAGTTAATTGGAATAGTACAAGTGATGGAATCGCAGTTGGTTTGATTTTAAAAAGTGGTACAAGTGCAGGTAGTAATACAAGTATATCCACTTGTAGAATATTTGACCCAAGTGCAACAACAAGTAACTTAATTGAAGCAGGAATATCAAATGATAATCACAAGAATCCATTCTCCAGTAATATAGACTTATACGGAAATACTGGTGGTAGTGTTTCAAGTGGTACATATACAGTGCCTATAAGAAATGCTGATGGAATGTACTTAGATTCGTCTGATAATGAGTTGTATGTGATAATTAGATATAAGGGAGACCCATCTCCTGTATCAACAATAACCTTGGCGTTTAGTTAGAGAATAATATGGCAATCAATCAAGAAAAAAAATCAAATAGACTACTTGGTAATAGAAGATTTACGAGTGC